GCACACTTTTTTTCTACTCAAATTTATGTAAAATTTACCTAGTTCTAAGTTTTCTAAAACTGAAATTATGTAGTGTTATGTAGTAGTATGTTATTAAATAGTTGATCTAAGTAAGATTATAAATACAAGGTATAAAATGGCTAAACGTGGACGCTTACCAAAGCAAAAAGACAAGCTAACAGGACATAGGGATAATTCATTGAGTGTAATACAAGGTGGTAAAGCATTTGAAACACCTAAAGCTAATTCTAGGTGGCTTACTAAAACTAGAAATTATTGGAACGAATATTGGGATAGTGATTTAGCTTCAACTGCACAAAAAGTGGACTTCCCAGCTTTTTATCGCTTGTTTCAATATTATGATGAAGTTGAACGTGCAAATCGTACAATTCAAAATATGGGAAATAATGGTTTGCTTGGTATTGGATCAAAAGGGCAACCTACAATCAATCCATTAATTAGCTTAACGTTAAAACTAGAAGAAAAGATTTTAAAACTAGAACAAGAACTAGGATTAACACCATTAGCTAGACAAAGACTTGGTATTGCGTTTGGCGAAGCACAAATGGGTTTTAAACAATTACAACAACTTTTACAAGAAGATGAAGAAAAAGAATTACTTGATCCACGTTTATTAATGTTGGAAGAAGAATAATGGTTGATAATAAACAAAAAGAATATTTAACTAGGTGCGAAAAATGTAATGATTATTTTTATGATGGTCAAAATATAAAGAAATGTAATATGTGCAAATGATTACTTTACCTGAAACTAGGGGTTCACGTGTTGTTAAATTTATTGAAAAGTTTTGTGTACACGGCGAGGGCGATTTTTTTGGCGAACCATTTAAACTTGATGATTGGCAAAAAGCAATTATTTATGAATTATACGAAATAAAAGATAATGGCGAAAGAAAATACAGGGAAGCGTTAATAGGGTTGCCAAAAGGTAATGGTAAAACAGCATTAGCAGCAGCAATAGGTATGTATGAACTACTTGGATCAGGTGTAACAAGTCCATTAGTAGCAGTAGCGGCCGCTAGTTATGAACAAGCAAACTTAGTTTTTGGAACTATGAAAACTATGTGTAATGAAAGTATATTTTTACGAGATATGGTTGAAACATTTGAAAATGAAATACAAGTTAAAAATGCACCAGGTCGTGCATTTAGAGTTGCTGCAAAAGCAGGTACAGCTGATGGTGGTAGAAATAGTTGCTTTATAGCTGATGAAATCCACGAGTGGAACAATATTAACTTAGAACGTGTGCATTATGTATTATCAAACAATACAGCTAAACGTAAAGACGGATTAGTGCTAAATATTACAACTGCTGGTCACGATATGGATAGTATGGCAGGTCGTATGTACCAACGTGGCTTATTAAAAGAAGCTGGTAAACAAGATGATCCTGAATTTTATTTTAAATGGATTGGTGCAAAAGAAGAAGATAACCCAAGTGATGAAAAGATTTGGGAAAAAGTAAATCCAGCTATACCTAACGATTGGTGGCCAATAGAAAACCTTAGACGTAGGCATAAATCATTACCAATTAATGAATTTCAACGTTATCACTTAAATCAATGGACAAGAACAGAAGAAGAAAGCTGGATAGAAATAGAACAATGGTTAGCGTGTCAAGATGAACAATTAGAACTAGAACCAGGACTTGATTTGTTTGTAGGTGTTGATATGGCACTAAGGCACGATAGCGTTGCAATAGTTTATGGTCAAAAAGATGACAATGAAATAATTAATATGATGTCAAAAGTATGGCTACCAAATGATGAAAACTTTATGGATTACCAAGAAATAGAAGCATTTATTGTTTCGCTAATGAAAGACTACAAAGTTAAAGAAGTAGCATACGACCCAGCATTTTTTGAACGTTCAGCACAAGTTTTATTAGATCGTGGCGTTCCAATGGTAAACTTCCCACAGACACATAGCCGTATGATACCAGCTTGTGGCAACGCTTATGATTTAATTGCAAACACAAAAGTAAGACACAATGGCGACCCAACATTTACCGACCAAGTAATGTCAGCAGCACAAAGAACTACTGATATGGGTTGGCGTTTATCAAAGGGTAGAAGTAAAAGAAAGATTGACGCTGCAATAGCTATGGTTATTATGCTTGACCGTATAACTGCACCTGATCCATTAGATGATGAACCAAAAGTTGCAATAATTAATTTATGAAATTATACAATGGCGATTGTTTAGAAATTATGCAAAATATACCAGATAATTCTATTGACTTTATTTTAACTGATCCACCTTATGGCACAACTGCTTGTAAATGGGATTTTGTAATACCTTATGAGCCAATGTGGGCAGAGCTTAAAAGAATTAGAAAAGATAATGCTGCAATTGCTTTATTTGGCACAGAGCCATTTAGTAGCCATTTAAGATTAAGTAATTTAGATGAATACAAATATGATTGGATTTGGGAAAAAAATAGACCAACAGGACTTCTTAATTCAAAACATCAGCCAATGAGAAATACAGAATTAATTTCAATATTTTATAAAAAAATTGGTAAGTATTATCCAATTAAAGAACAAAGATTAAATTACAATAATAAAAAAATGACATATAAAAATTACAGTAAAGGTAATAAAGTTTATGGTAAACATACAGATACTACAAAAAAAATAGCTGATAAATTAAGATACCCAACAACTTTAAAATTTTTTAAAACTGATGAAAATAGAAAACATTCAACACAAAAACCAACAGATTTACTTGAATATCTAATAAAAACATACACTTTAGAAAATGAAGTAGTTTTAGACTTTACAATGGGATCAGGAAGCACAGGTGTAGCTTGTGTTAATACTAATAGAGATTTTATTGGAATTGAATTAGATAAGGAATATTATAATATAGCAAAGGAAAGGATAGATGAAAAACTATATAACAACACTAACTGAAGTACTAGGTGCAACACTTATAATTTATGGAGTATATACAATTAATGTATCACTTGCGTTTGTAATAGCTGGTGCATTTATGATATTAGGAAGTTATTTAACAGTTAGATGAGTTTATTCAAAAGAGTAGAAAACAGGGACGCAGCATTAGGCAACCTAGTTGATTTATTAGCGTTGCGTGAGGGTGGCTTGTATAACTATACAGGCGAAAAAGTCAATGAAATGTCAGCACTTGGTATTTCAACAGTATTTAGTGCAATATCGTTAATTGCTGATAGTATCGCATTACTTCCAGTAAAAACACTTCGTTATGACGGTCAAAAAACAATTTATACTGAAAAACCTAAATTTTTAGAAAAACCAAACGTTGGTCTTGATTTAACAATGTTTTCATTATTACATCAAACAATTACTTCATTAGCTATGCACGGCAACGCATTTATTTTAGTTGATAAAGATAGACAAGGCAGACCAATACAACTTACACCAGTACACCCAGAGAAAGTAAAAGTTGAAATGGATAATGGTATGAAAATTTATATGCTTATGAGTAAAAAAGGTTCATTTGAACGAAAGATTACATCAGACAATATGTTACATTTTGTTTGGTATTCTTATCCAGGTAATTTAATTGGTGTAAGTCCATTACGTACTAACTCAAACACTTATGGATTGGCTTTAGCTATGGAAAGACACATAGCACAGTTTTATGGTCAAGGTGGTACACCAAGTTCAGTACTTGAAACAGATAGAGATTTAACAGCTGAACAAGCAAGTGTGTTAAAGGAAACTTGGATAATGAACCACAATAGAAATAGAAAACCAGCTGTATTAACAGGTGGCTTAAAATGGAAAGCAATTAGTGCTTCTGCTGGTTCAGAATTAATTGACGCAAGAGAACAAATTGTAAATGAAATAGCAAGAGTGTTTAGAATACCAGCACATTTATTGTTATCTAAAGACGCTTCAAATGTTTATAGCAATATTGAAAGTAATGGATTAGCTTTTATTAGACATACATTATTGCCGTGGATTAGACGTATTGAAGATGGTTTAAGCTCTTTACTACCAGGTAAGCAATTTGTTAAATTAGATACAGATGAATATAGCCGTGGCGACCAATTAAGCCGTGTTAGATCATATCAAGTTGCAATTAGTTCTGGAATTATGACACCAAATGAAGCTAGGTCAAAAATGGACTTAGAACCGTACGAGGGTGGCGACAAATTCTATATAGGATTACAAGGTGCTTTAATTGATCCATTAATAACACCACAAGGCGTAGATCAACACGACCCAACAAACGAGTTACCAAATGATTAGTGAAGCTATTTCAGTAAGCACAACTGTTGCAACAAAAATATTAGATAAACAAAATTTTGAACAGCATATATACGTTCATAATAACCACTCAAATAAAATGTATTTAGGTGGAAGTGATGTAACTTCAGCAAATGGTTTACATTTAGACAATGGCGAATTAATAGAAATACGTGTACCACAAGATAACGAACTTTACGCTAAAAGCGAGGGTACAACAGGAAATATATCAATTTTAAGGCCAGACTAATGCCATACGAAATACAAATGGATAATCCTGATTGTAAAGGACACGCAGTAGTAAAACTAGATGATGGTCGTATTATGGGTTGCCACGAAACACACGAAGAAGCTGAAGCACAATTACAAGCTATTTTAATTAACGAAGCTAAACAAAAAGAAGAAAACAGTTTAGATCAAGACGCAGAATTAAGGCAAGTTGATAGAACACCACCTAAATTTATGCAAGAAAATGCACAACGTGGTTTAGATAATCTTAATAAGGCAGGGGACGGACTTACTGAAAAAACAAAACGTGAAGCAAGGCAAATGGCAAATGGCGAACAAATTAGCATAGATAAAATAGTTCGTATTGCAGCGTGGCATAAAAGACATTTAAGCGATTTGGATAGAGAAAAAACAAATCCAAATGATCCTAAAACTTGGGTTGCTAGTGATGTCGCATTTTTATTATGGGGTTCTAATCCGTGGTCAGCACCAATGAAAGCAGCTGATTGGGCAGATAGAAAAATTGCACAACTTGTTAGCGAGGGCGAATTAGAACCTAGAAAAGAAAAAAAGAAAAAAAGGGAGTTTAGATTAATGGATAAATTTGACAAAGTAATTTCTATATCACAAACGCTTAGTATGCAGAAAAGAAATACTATTCTAAAAACAATGGAAAGACAAACTGAAAATAGAAGTTTTACATTTAGTGCAGTAGAGCAAAGAAGCGAAGATAATACAGATACTTTATTATTTACAGGATATGCTTCAGTATTTAATAAACCTTATGGCGTTTACGATAGCCGTGGACAATACAATGAAACAATTAAACCTGGTGCTTTCAAAAAGACTTTATTAGAACAAGATGACGTTAGATTTTTAGTTAATCACGACGGCATACCATTGGCAAGAACATCATCAGGTACATTACAACTAGAAGAAGATGATTACGGTTTATTTGTACGTGCTGAACTTGATCCATCAAACCCAACAGTTGCAGAAGTTGCTTCAGCTATGAAACGTGGCGACTTAAACGAAATGTCATTTGCTTTTGCAGCTATTAAAGATAATTTTGATGTTAGTGGCGAAAATAGGGAAGTAAACGAAGCAAGATTATTTGATGTATCAGTAGTAACATATCCAGCTAATCCGTGGGCAGGTGCAAAACTACGTGGCGTTGAATTAGAAAACCTACATAAAGAATTAGTAGAAGCTAGAAGTGGCGAAAAAGCTGCTGAAGTTTTAGAAAGTTTTATTAACAAAGTTGCTGAAAGTAATGACGTTGATAAAAAGCGAAGTAATCCTAAAGTTGATTTGTTAAAAATGAAACTTGAAAGGGACGGTATTCGCTAAAGACGTATAGCCGTGGTTATAGCCGTGTATCACACTTAACTACCACACTCTACGCAGAAGTATAAGAAATAAACACAAGGAAAATAACATTGAAAAAGTTAATTGAAGCTAGAGAAGCAAAAGTAGCTGAACTTGACGGTCTTGTTTCAGAACTTGATGAAATGGAAGCTGGGGAAGATTTTGACAAGAAATTTGCAAGATCAAACGAACTTCACGCTGAAATCAAAGCTATGAACGAAAAGATTGAAGAAGCAAGAGAAGCTGCTGAAACTTTAAAAGCAGTAAAAGAAAGCCGTAAGGCACTTGGTGTTGAAGATGATGACTTAGGCGAAAAAGAAGCTGTTGTAGAAGTCAGCGAACCAGATATGTATAGAAAGGGTGGAAACCACTCTTTTATTGCAGACGCATACGCTGCTAGACGTGGCGACTTTAAAGCACAAGAAAGATTAAACAAACACCAAGAATTTGAAGCTAGAGATGTTGGAACTGGTGCATTTACTGGATTGGTCGTACCACAGTATATGATTGACGAGTTCGCACCTATTGCAAGAGCAGGTTCTGCATTTTATAATGCTGTTCCTAAAAAAGCATTACCAGCATTTGGTAACAAAATAGAAATATCAAGAATAACAACTGGATCAGCAGCAGCCGAACAGGCTTCTGAAAATTCAGCTGTACAAGAAACCAATATGGACGATACCTTATTGACCGTTAATGTAGATACAATCGCAGGTCAGCAAGATGTTTCAAGACAAGCACTTGAAAGAGGTGGGCAACCAGGTTTCAACTTGGAAAACATTATCTTCCAAGACTTGGTAGCAGCTTATTACACAAAACTTGATAACTTAATGCTTAATGGTTCTGGTTCATCAGGACAACCACTAGGTATTGCTTCAGTTTCAGGTGTTAATGAAACAACTTACACAGACGCAAGTCCAACAGTTGGCGAATTATATCCTAAACTTGCAGATCAAGTTCAAGAAATCAACAGCAACAGATTTGCACCACCAACAGCATTTATTATGCACCCAAGACGTTGGGGTTTCATTTGTGCAGGTGTTGATAGTTCAAACAGACCATTAGTTGTACCTACAGGTAATGCACCACAAAATGCAATCGGTGTAGGCGAAGCAGCTAAATATGGTAATGTCGTTGGAAACTTATTAGGTATTCCAGTTATTACAGACGCTAACGTTGTAACAAACGCAGGTGCAGGTACTAACGAGGATCAAATATACTTAGTTAAAGCTGATGACCATATTTTGTTTGAAGATAACATCTTCCAGCTTAAATTTGAGGAAACAAACGCAGGTTCATTAACAACTAAATTAGTTGTTTATGGATATGTCGCTTTTGCTTCTGGTAGATACCCACTAGGTATTTCAAAGATGAGTGGAACAGGATTGGTAACACCAACCTTTTAATTAAAATTGTAGTCTTGGTGTGTCAGGCAACTGATACACCAAACTGCATACAGAAAGTAAAATTATGGCAGATAAAAAATTAATAGAAGCATTAAAAAAAGAATTAAAACATTACGAGATTTATGGCAAAGCAGATCGTGCTGAAGAAGTTAAAAAAGCTATTAAAGAAGCTGGTGGTAGCATTGAAAATAAAAGTGCGAAACCTAAAGCTGAAAAAAAAGTAGTTAAAAAAGACAAGTAGGATTAATGCCAAAACATCAGAGTAAGAAAATGAAAGGTAATACTGGTAAAGGTCGTAAAGGTAGGTAATCTTTATGGCAATTACAAATGGTTACTGTACACAAAATGAATTAAAGACGTTTGTTGGCATACCTACAAGCGATACAGCTGATGATACTTTAATTGATGACGCAGTAAACGCAGCTAGTCGTCAAATAGACGCTTTTTGTGGCAGATATTTTTACGCTGATGGATCAGCTACTGCACGAAAGTTTTTTGTAAACGATTTATACCGATTACGTGTAGATGACATTTCAACAACTACAGGACTTGTAGTTAAATATGATGACGATGATGACGGCACATACGAAATAACAGTATCATCTAGTCAATACCAGGTACTTCCAATAAATGGCATTGTTGATGGTATTAAAGGAAATCCATATTATATTATTGAACTTATTAGTGATGGCAATAACGAATGGCCAATGGATTATTCAAGCAATAGACCACGTGCTGAAATAACTGCGAATTGGGGTTGGCCAAGTGTACCAAGTCAAATTAAACAAGCTACATTAATGTTAGCTAGTGAATTATTTGCTATGCGTAATGCACCACTTGGTGTTGCTGGTGTTGGGGATTTTGGCGTAGTAAATATTCAACAAAATAGAGAAATTACACGACTAATAGCACCATTTCGTAAAGGCACAGTTTTAGGGGTTGCTTAATGGCAACACTATCAGAAATACGTGATGGTCTTAAAACAACTGTAGGCACAATAAGTGGACTACGTTGTTACGATACAATACCAGATAACGCAATAAACTTCCCAGTTGCAATATTTATACCTACAGGAATTGATTTTGATTTAGCTATGCAAAGGGGAACAGATTTATATACTTTTGATATGTTAGTTGCAGTACAACGTGCAGATAGTAGAACTGCACAAGATAAACTAGACGCTTTTATTACAGGAAGTGGTTCATCAAGCATACGACAAGTAATATATAACAATAGAAGTTTAGGTTTAAGTGAAACAGACGCAAGAATTACTAATATGACCAATTATGCAGCTGATGTAAACCTAAATGGCATTGATGGTATAGGTGCTACATTAAACATAGAAGTTTATACGAAAGGATCAAGTTAATGGCAAAGTTTAAGATTATTGGTAATAAAAAAGTTATGGGTAAAGAAAAAGGCGATACAATAACTATTGATGATGAAAATGTTGCTAAGTCATTAATAAAGGGTGGTCATATAGAACCTATTACTATTAAAGAAAAACCTAGAAAGAAAAAAGAAAAATAAATGGCTAAATTTGTATTTAATGACGGAAAAATATTTAGTGGTGGTTATAATTTATCAGACCACATAACAAGTGTAAATTTAGAAATTAACGCTGAAGAATTAGACGCTACGGTAATAAATAGTGGTGGTTTTAGGGAAGTATTGGGTGGTTTGAAAGATAGCAGTATTTCAATGGACGGTTTTTTTGAAGCTGGTTCAGAAAAACCAGACGCATTACTTGGTGCTTCTATAGGTAATGAATTAATCGTTACAACAGTTCCAGACGCAGGTGTAGGCAATACAGCATACTTTATGAAGTCCAGGTTATTTAGTTATTCAATGTTTGGTACTATAGGCGAGATTGCACCATTTAGTATTTCTAAATCACAATCATCAGATAAAGTAGTTCAAGGCAAAGTAGAAATAGATAGTGATTTAACTGCTACTGGTAATTCATCAGGAATACAATTAGGTTCAGTTGGTGCAAGTGAAAAGATATATGTAGCGATACATTGTTACGCAGTTAGTGGAACATCAACACCAACAGTTACTTTTAAATTGCAATCAGATGACAACGCTAGTTTTACAAGTCCAACAGACCAAATAACATTTACAGATATAACTGCAATAGGTGCAGATTTTCAAAGTTTAGCTGGATTAATTACAGATGACTATTGGCGATTAAGTTACACAATATCAGGAACTACACCTAGTTTTTCAATACACGCAACAATCGGAATAGAATAACACACACAACTTAACTTCTTTACTAAACTATAAAATTAGACTTGAAAGGAGTTTACATTGGCAAAATTTGTTTTAACAGACGCTAGTGTAACCTTGAATAGCGTTGATCTATCAGACCACGTTTCAAGTGTTACGTTAGAAATTACAGCTGAAGAAATAACGACTACGGCTATGGGTTCAACATTTGTTGAAAGAACAGGTGGTTTAAAAAGTGGAAATTTATCTATTGAATTTCAACAAGATTTCGCAGCTTCAGAAGTAGACGCTACATTATGGCCATTGTTAGGTTCAACTACAGCTTTTGTTGTTAAACCAACATCAAGTGCTGTAAGTTCAACTAACCCAAGTTATTCTGGTAATGTGCTTGTAACCCAACATATACCAGTTGCTAACGGAGTAGGCGAACTTGCAACAATGTCCATATCGTTCCCAACTTCTGGAACTATCAGCAGAAACGTTTCCTAATGGGAAATATGATTGTCGTTATGCAAGACGGCAAGAAATATGAAATTAAAATTAAACCAGCTGATATTGTACAGTTTGAACGCAAATTTAACGTACCAGTATCAAGGCTAAATGAAGAACAACGTTATGAGTGGTTATTATATTTGGCGTGGCTTGGTGCTAAACGAAATGGTGTTACTGAAGATTATGACACCTGGATTAATTTAGTTGAAGAATTAGACATATCAGGATCAAGTGATAATTTAAAAGGATAAACGGATTTATTGACTTAATTGCAACCATAGCAATAGAAACAGGGATAAGTCCACAAGACATAGCAGAACTTGATATGGAAATGTTTGACGCTTTAGTTAGGGTTATAAACAAAAAGTACGAAAGATAATATGGCATTTAAAAAGACCGATTTAGCAATAGACAATAGCGAAGTTAGAGAACTTGTTAAAGAATTAAAACAATATGGTAAAACAGATGTTTTAAAAACACTTGCTAAATTTCACAGAGAACTTGCCAAAGAACAATTATCACAAAGCCGTACTTTAGCTAGAAAACAACCAGTACCACAAGCTAATAAATCAGCTATGGGTTTTACTGCTTCAGGAACTAGAACAGAAGCAAAAATTAATATAAAAACAACAGATCGCTATCCATCAGCATTGTCTATGGAATTTGGTCGTAGGTTTCAATATGTACCAGTTCGTGGTGGAAAGACAAGGGCAATAACTGCTGCTGAAGTAGGTAGATTACCACATTCAAGACCAGGTGCTAAGTTCCCATATAGAAAATGGATTGGCAACGCAAGGGATCGTGGCGATAGTACATTTACTAAACTAGGTAATCAAGGTTATGTAGTTGGTAAAACTATTGCACGTAATCAAGATGAAATACTTGAAAGTTACAATGATAAAATGTACGAAGCATTAGTAAAGGCAATTAAATAATGGCATTTGAAAAAAAAGTATCAATAGCAATCATTGGTAAAACTGATGATTTTGTTAAATCTTTAACCAAAGGTCAAAAAGCATTAAGTGGTTTTGGTAATGTTGCAGGTGCTATTGGTAAAGCAACCGTTGCAGGATTAGGTCTTGTAACTGCTGCTGCTGTAACTGTTGGTAAAGATATGGTTGAATTGGCTTCTAATGCAAAAGAAGCTGAAGCAGCTTTTGAAGCAACATTTGGTCAAGCAATACCTGAATTTGGTAACTTTATTGAAGATTTTTCTGCTAAAGCTGGTTTAGCAACATTTGAATTAAAAGACTTACTTAAAACTTCTGGATCAGTTCTACAAGGTATTGATTTTACAGCTGAAGCGTCAGCAAACTTATCACAACAATTAGCAACTGTAGCTGGGGACGTAGCTGCGTTTAACAACGTTCAAGGTGGTACGCAACCAGTATTAGAAGCATTTACTAAAGCACTATTAGGCGAAAGGGAAAGTCTTAAAACCTATGGTATAGCTATATCAGAAGCAGAAGTACAAACTAAAGCGTTTGAAATGACTGGTAAAAGTAGTGCTGCTGAATTAACCAGACAAGAAAAAGCATTAGCAACTTATGAATTATTAGTTAAAAAATCAGCAACAACACAAGGTTACTTAAATGCTGAACAAGATAGTTTCGCAACTAAATCTAAACAAGCACAAGCAAAAATTAAAGAATTACAAGCAACATTAGGTGCAGAATTATTACCAATAGTTGAACAGTTGTTACCAGTTATTATTGATATGGTTCAAGAAGTTGGGCCGCATTTAACTGAAGCAATTAAAACAGTTGCACCGTTTGTTGCTTCAATAGGACAATTATTTGCTGATTTAGCACCACCAATAATTGCAATCATTACATTACTTTTAAATTTATTAGCACCAGCATTTAAAAAGTTTACAGAAATAGTTAATAAATATATTGCACCATTTTTAACGAACCTACCAAAGAATTTTGAAAATATGATTAATCGTATAATTCGTGCATTAAATACATTTATTGAAAAAATCAATGGGTTTGCACAAAAAGCACAAAACTTATTAGGCAAGATTGGTATAAATATAGATTTACCTAAATTAAATAAATTTGGCGAAGTATCGTTTGGTTTAGCTAATGAAAAAGTTAAATCAGTTGTATCACAAGAAACAATAGATCCAGCTGCAACAATATCAGCATTAGCAGCAAGTCAGCAACAAGCAGCAGCGTCATTAAATAAAACAGTTGGTGCTGGTTTAACAGTAAACTTTAATGGAACAGTAACTAATCCACAACAAGCTAAAGATGTTGTCATTCAAGGATTAAAAGAATTTAATCGTACAGAGGGTGCGTTAAATAGAGTTATAACAATACAATAATGGCAGCACCAGTAGTACGTGTTCGCATAGGTTTTACGCAAAACACATTTACACTTGATGACTTAGTTCGTGGTGTTTTAGATAGTGCTGAATTAGGTGGTGCAACACCATTAACTGATGTTACAAGTGATGTACAAAGCATAAGTATTAATCGTGGTAGATCAAGGGACACAGATAGCTTTTTTGCAGGTTCGTGTTCAGTACGATTATTAAATAATGCACGTAAATATGAAAACACCAATACATCAAGTCCATATTATCCTGGTATTGAACCATTAATTACATTACACGTGGACGCAACAACTAATGGTGGATCAACGTATGAAGATTTATATGTGGGTTTCGTTACAGATATAAACCTTAATTATCCTGATAAAAATAACTCTTTTGCTGATTTTATAGCTAATGATGGTTTTATGAAGATTGCTAATACACAACTTATAGACGCTTCATTTAGCAGTACAGATAGTGGTACTTTAATTGGCAACGTCTTAGATAACGCAAATGTTAAATTTGGTGCTGGTAGAAGTATTGAAACTGGTATAAGCACAATGCAATCATTAAGTGGTTTAAGTGAAAATACATTATCAGTTTTACAAAATATTGAACGTTCTGAAAATGGTTTATTATTTATTGCTAAAAATGGCCAATTAACGTTTAAATCAAGGCATACAACGTTCCCAAGCACACCAGACGCTACATTTAGTGATGATGGTTCAGATGTACCTTATTTGCGTGTAGATTATATAAATGATGACAATGAAATTTATAATATTATTTCATTAGAACGTTTAAGTGGTACAACACAAACAGTACAAGACGTTGCTTCACAAGGTAAATATCTAATTAGAACATTAAGCAGATCAGGATTGTATAACAATAGTGATAGTGATGTTTTAGACGCAGCAAACTTTTTACTTGGTAAATATAGTTCAGCTTTAATACGTTTTGATAATTTAATTGTTGATCTAACAGAAGCAACTACAGGTAATCAAAATACAATATTAAGTCGTGAAGTTGGGGACGTAATACAAGTAGAATTAACACCACCTGGTGGTGGTAGTCCAGCACAAATAACGTCTTTAGAAGTTATTGATAGTATAAGTTATAACATTACACCTGATATATTTAGCTGTTCATATAAGCTATCTAACGCAGATGTACAAGCATTTTTACGTTTAGATAACGCTTTATTTGGTCAATTAGATGATGATAAGTTAGGTTATTAATGACACATACAATTAAAATAAACAAGAAAGGGATAAACTAAAAATATGGCAAACGGATTTAAAGTTTTTGCAGTTGGCGAAGTCTTAACAGCAGCAGATGTAAATGATTACTTAATGGAACAATCCATATCAATATTTGCAGATAGTACAGCAAGGGACGCACAAATAACAAGTCCAATAGAGGGTATGTTTTGTTATTTAGCAGATACCAACGAATTACAATTTTACAATGGATCAGCGTGGGCAGGTTATATTGGCGATGGCGATATAACTGGTGTTACAGCAGGAACAAACCTTAGTGGTGGTGGAACTTCAGGTGATGTTACACTTAACTTATCAATAGATAGTGAAGTAGCTTTTGCAGATCAAGTAGCAAGTGCCGTAGTATTAAAAGATTATGCAGAAACAGATGTAGCAGTAACAAGTTCAAGTGGTGTTGTAGCAATAGATTTAGCCAATGGCAACACAGGAACAATTACTTTAACTGAAAATATTACAGATATAGATTTTACTAATGTTCCTGCTAATGGAGTTTCAACTTTTACTTTACAAATTACACAAGATAGCACAGCAAGAACAGTTGCAATTAATGCAGTAACAGTAAATGGTGGTGGAGATGTAACTGCAAAAACAGCAGGTGGTGCAGGTTTTACAATGAGTACAGGTAGTGGTGCAATAGACTTAGTGACATTTTTATTTGTAGATGCAGGAACACCATTACTTAATGCACTACAAAATTTTAGTTAGGAGTTAGCTTATGCCATTAGGTGCAGCAAGATTTGGACTTCTTGGTGGAGTTGCAGATTTAGGCAAATTAGAATTAATTGAAACTCAAACTGCAAGTGGAACTGTAGAATTTATTGAATTTCTTGATTTACAAGAAAGTACATATAATGTTCATTTATTAACTGTTAATAATTTACATTTAGCAAATAACAGTAGCTTGGTGCTAAGTCGGTTCTCAACTAATGGTGGAACTAGTTATATCAATACAGGTTATCAATATGCACAACAAAGGTGTCAAGCAAATGGAAGTTTTGCAGAAGATAAATCAGCAGGAACAAGTAGTTTGCAATTTGTATATTTTGCAGGAAATGGAACAGGGGAAACTTGTAACTTTTATGCTTACTTATATAACTTAGGGGACAACACAAAATATAGTTTTGTAACAATGCACAATAATTATATGATAAGTGGTGTTCAAATTAGTTCTTTTGGAAGTGGAGTTTTAGCACAAGCAAATACAGTTAATGCTTTTAGGTTGCAATCAAATGTAACTGACAACTTTACAGATTATGACATATCCCTATATGGAATTGCAGAGAGTTAGATTATGGCAGGTAATTTAGAATTTATAAAATCTGTTAGTGGAACTTCTGTTACTTCATTAACAGTAACAGATTGTTTTAGTGCTGATTATGATGTGTATTATGTATCAATTACTAAAATTGACCAATCAGCAACAGGAACAGGTATAGTTTATAGATTTTTAGACAGTTCTAATACTGCTATAACAAGTGCAAGTTATGACCAAGCAACTTTAGTTATGAAATCAAATACAACTTTTTCTGAAAGTAGAGGAACAAATGCAACTTATGGATTTGGTGCAGTAGGTTATGGAATTAGAGATGCAGAGGATGGAGTAGGTGCAAGTATTTATGTTTATAATCCTTATGACAGTTCCTCTTATAGTTTTGTTTCTGCACAAAATAGTTTTATTGTTCTTGCAGGAACAACTTTAGAGGGATATAAAAATATTGGTGTTTTAAAATCTGCACAACAATGTAATGGTATTCAATTTTTAAATGAAGCAGGAAGTTTTGACAATATCACAGTTAATGTATATGGATTGGCTAGTAATTAGGAGTAATAATGGCAGGTAGCTTAATAAAGGTTGATGAATTTACAATATCAAGTCCAGTAGCAAGTGTAATTCTTGGTGGTGGAAGTAGTGGTAGTAGTGGATTAAATGCTTCTATTGATAGCACTTATGATGTGTATATGGTTAAGATAAATGGTTTATCTCCTGATACTGCTGAAAATTTAGAGTGTAGAGTTACAGAGGGTGGAAATGATAACTCAACTGCTAATTATGATTGGGCAGCTAAAGGTTTAAAAACAAGTGGTGCTTTTGATAATAACAATAATACTAATGCTACACAATGGGATGTGTCAGGTAGCTTTATAAATGCAACAACAGGAAATTTCAATGCAGTTATATACATTTTTAATGCAAATAATTCAGGGGAATACACATTTATTACTTTTGAAACTTCACATTATGCAGGTAGTGAGCATTATGGAAATCAGGGTGGTGGTGTATTTACAAGCACTTCTAGTGTTAATGGATTATTTTTTCAAATTGATAGTGCAAATAATATTGATAGTGGAACATTTACTTTATATGGTTTAAAGAAGTAAGTATAAGAAATATATAGTAAGATAGGAGAGATATGGCAACATTAGAAGAACTACAAGTAGAGGCAGCAGCAGAGATTGAAGCTGCTAAACCTTTATTTAAACAAGTTAATAATGAAAGACTTGAATTTTCACAAGCTGATTATGACCAAAGAGTAATAGACCTTGCTAATAGCAAATGGAATGACCAACAGTTTGGTTATATACAAGCTAGACAAGAGGCTTATGGTTCTATCGCTGACCAGTTAGATATGATGTACTGGGACGGCGTTAATGGAACTACTGTTTGGGCAGACCATATAGCACAAGTCAAATCAGATAATCCAAAACCTGCTTAATCATATATGTTATAATCCTGTTTATGGATTTCATAATAGGATTTTTAATAGGTTATTTTTTAAAAGAAATTAGTTTATTTATTAAAAGAATAAGCGATTGGGATTTATCTCATAGAAATTGGGATAAAGAATGGGAATTTATCTCTAAGGACGACCTACCATAATGTCTAACTCATCTGAAAAATACGCTAATGGATTTACACAGAAGGAGTTAAACGCAATGGTATTAGAAAAGTTAGATAAACTAGATGAAAAGCTAGACAGCAAATTAGATAAATCAGATTTCAATAAAGTATTAGGATTAATGGCAACAGTAGCATTTGTTATTGCTGCGTTCATAATGTAGTTATGTGCAAGATATGTGTGGAAGATGACGGTTCTTTTATAAGAATATGTAACTGTAAGAATGGAGATATCAACTGTGAATGTGATAAGTAGAGATATGTGGGGTGCTAAGCCTGCATTTAGAGCTTATGCTTCTATGGGTGAAGTTAAAGGGTTAGTTGTACATTGGTCTTATTATCCAGGAGCTATAGGAAACAACGCAGAAATAGATCAACTTAAAAGTATTCAAAGATTACATCAAGTAGATAGAAACTGGAACGATATTGCTTACAGCTTTTTAGTTGGTAACACTGGACAAATATATGAAGGTAGAGGTTTTAACGCTAGACCAGCATCACAAGGGACTAACGAAGGTAATAAGCACTATTATTCTGTGTGTTGGTTAGGTGGTAAAGATAGAACAATGGCTAGTGAAGCTGCTTTAAAGTCTATAGAAAAATTACACAAAACTATAGGTGGAGAGCTAAAGAAACATTTGGATTTTAAAACTACAACTTGTCCTGGTCCACAATTATCTGAGTGGGTTGATAATAAAAATAAACCGATAGAAGCCACTAACGATAGTCCACCTGAAATGGTACACCCACAGTTTATAAATAAGAAACTAGACACAATTATTGCTAAACTAGAAAATATCGAAACGAAATTAAAATTAGGAAGGCTAATTAAATGAGTGAAGAATATAAAATAGTATTGGAAAAAACTCTTTGGACATTTGTTCAAGCATTTCTTGGTGTCTTGACAGTTGGACCATTAGTAGATGTTAATGTTGAACTATGGCAGTTAGCTGCTATGTCAGGTGCATCTGCAGCTATGGTTGTTCTTAAAGAGTTTGCTAAGAAAAAGATTGGAAAATAATGTACGGTACAAAGTTATCAAACAAAAAGAAAGCTAAGAAAAAAGTTGTGAGAAAATCTCGCAAAAAGATGTAATTCATAGTTATCTCTTTCATATATATAAAACAAAAAACCCTCTATTGCTAGAGGGTTTTTTTATCATTATGTCAACTTGTTAGGAGGTTGCCATAAACTTAGATACTCTTATTTTAAAAAGGTACCTCAGATTTGTCAACCTTGTTTTCAGCATCTTCACTAACTGAAGTTACTGGCTTAGTACCAACAGGGAAGAATTTGTTGATTTCTAAGTAACGAGTATCGTTCTTATCTTCAATCAACTCTACACCTACAGGCTTACCTACATAATCTTGAGGATTGAAACTAATCTCACCTTCTTGCATAGGTATCCCTAGTGCACCCATTAACTCAACAAGTTTCCATTTTGCATTTGCAGTGAACATAGTGAAAGTTCTTAGTTTAAGTCTTCCAACTTGCACAGTCCACTTCCAGCCTTCGTTACCACTTTGAGCCACATGGTCTTCTACTTCTACGATTGTTGCTTCATAATCACCTGGGGTAATTTGATTAGCACCACCATTACCTGATATATCATCAGTTGTTAAACTAATTTTTTTAGCTTGTACCATTTTTATCCTCCAATAATTTGTCTAGGAAATAATCATCTTGTGCGTAAAGATGTAGTCCTAGACCTACTCTCATAGCACATCTTTTTAAAGCGTCACTAATAGCCATTTTTAATCTATCGCCATTAGTTCTACCTTTACCGAACGGATTGTCTAGATCACCAGCTTCCTGGATAACAACCTCCTTGCCGTCAATAGTCATAGTGAGTTCTAAGACTACGCCAGTGCAGACTTGACCCAACTGAGGGTGTATGTCATACACAATCTCTGAAACTCTTTGACTAAACGGACCTATATGAGCTAGCAACCTTTGGTTAACTGCACTGTGTTCAACGAAGTCACCAAACTTACCTGCGTCTTTGCCCTTTTTAACAAGACTGGTAAAAGGTTTTGCTAAGTCTCTAAGATTTTTCAATTCTATCACCGTCTTTCATATTGACTGCCCACCTAGGAGCACTAGCTGTGTCACAATTAATGACTGCTAGTTTTGATTCATCATCAATAACTTTCTCTAAGAAAGTATCTCTTGCAACATTTGCACTCATGCCACGCTTTTCAGCTACAGCATCTAGTCCTCTTAACTTAGGTACAAATGTGTTACCAAGAATTGCTGCTAAATCAGAAACCAAACTTACACTAGCTGAACCTTCAAGTAACCAATTAAGGAAACCGTGCAAGTCTAATGTCTTGTACTTATATCCTTTGTTTACATGAAACACAGTGCCATTAAGTTTGAACGTGCCACTTTCTTCAATCTTTTTAGCTAACTGTACGTCAGCATAATTATTGATTTTTGTAGTGGCAGTCTTAGCAGCTGAAATAGGTATACGAGCAATAGCTATGTCTTCATCTTTCATAGCGTCAATCTCAAATGCTATCTCAGTGTTCTCTATAGTCTCAGACTTAACTACTTCTTTAGCTAAATCTAAAACATCATCTGTGTACAGATTATTCATTTATCCTCCCATACAAATTGACAGTCGTATCTTTGCTTATACTTCTAAACTCACACTCAGGGTGTTGCTTATTAAAGTAAGAAGCCATATTGTATATTTTCTGTCTTTTGCTTTTCTTAACAGAAAGTAACTTAACCCACTTGCCAGGAAACTTAGACATCATGTCCATGTATCCCATACGTTCAGCAAGTGATCTTTTGTCAGATTTTTCATAAACACTTTTTGGAAGTGAATCGAATACTTCTGGCATACTACCTCCTTATAACTTGATTCAAGTTTAGTACAGGTAGAATTTTAGTCAAGATATTATAATAATTTTAAATTGTCCCAACCGTCTTTATCAACAGTAAAAGTTAAAACATTATTAATAGTTTCAGTTCCATACTGTTCTTTGAAATATGTACTCTTATCTAATGAAGGAACTTGAAACCAAGTTCTTAATCCGTCTTGTATAGTACGCAAGTGATGATAGTGACCAGAGACTAGGATAGTAGCGTCACCTAAACTTTGAAATCCAAAACTTTGACCTTTCCAAAAGTTCATTAACTTATCACCAGGGTTGCTACCAGCACGACTAAGGTGACCATGAGTAAATCCAATCACAGTACCATTGCAATCTAAAGTGAGATGATGACCGTCAGGTATTATAAATTTGACATGATTGTATGGTCCATATGATAAAGCATCAGCAGATGAAATTAGGATACCAATGTCATCATTATCTAACTCAGATGTTATAACGTTTTTATCTCTGCCACGATTCTGACCATGATTACCTGGCACACCACCTACTACAACTTTAGGTGCATGCTTTGCAAGAGTAGTTACTACTTCAAGAAACAATCTACGAGTTACCGTTATCTGCTCTAATCTATCCAACTGTACTTTGTGTGATTGTCCAGGGTAGAACCCTGTTACTCCTTCGATTAGATCACCAAGTGAAATTATGTAAATAGTAGAAACATCAACACCAAGTTTTTTTAACTCTTTTAACCTTTCAACAGTTCTATCAAGACTTAACTTAACTCTATCTATAGTTGCTTGTGGTCCACCTCCGTCAGATTTTCCTATTTGCCAGTCACTAGCAAAATAAAAAAAGCCAACTCCTTTTTTAACTGCAGGTTTCTTATAAGGTTTATGTTTCTTAATTTCTGCAATAAGTCTTTTTAAGTCAGCTTCTTTCTCTGGATTCTTTTTTCTGATGTCAGCTTTGTAATACCAGGCTTGTTCTTTAACACCGTCACCCATATTCATATCCCATGTGCGAACGTGTAAGTTACCTACGATTTCATACTCATCTGGATTCCAACCCCACTCTCGCAACAGGGAATCGAAAGTGGGATTGGGGTTAGTAGTAGGTCTAGATACTACATATCCAGTATTGGTGTTGGGATTATACGATACACCAGGTTCAAAACCAGTAGGGTGCTTTTGCTTAGCAGCAGTTTTATGCTCCTCTATTTCCTTTTGCTTATTTAGAAAGTCTTCTAGTGATTTCTGTTTTGACATGTTTCTGTATTGTTTTAAGTGCAAATGGACAGCCCTGCTCGACTAGATACTCTGCAACGTATAATATCGGATAATCATTTTCAATGGTTTCATCAATGACTTGATTAAATAACTCATTATTGTCTACATACCATTTGGTACGCATCTTTGGAGCCATAAAATCTGCCATAGATTTTTTTGTATTCTCAGACATTTTTCTCCTATATAAATTAACATAGATTATAATAGCATAGTTAGGAGTTAAATGAAACAAACAATAGAATTAATGAGCCATGTTTGGGCTAACAGTGGTGGTGGTAAAGTATGGTTGGCAACCAACGGTACTAAATGGGAAGAAATTTGTTATGATTGGAGTGATTATGGCAGTATTCTTAAGGCTATCAGCAATCAGTCCCAGGGATCAGATATCTATTGGACACCTTTAACTTTTCACACGGACCAATCTAGAAAAGCAATTAATGCAAAAGATAAAGTCGGAGTTTTATATGTTGATATGGATAGAACTGATATCAGCTATGAGGATTGTTTTGTCATAGTTCCTAAACCTAATTTTATTTGGGAGACAAGTGGGAACAGGTGGCAAGCAATTTGGCTTCTTGAAGACACAATACAAATATCTACACAACAAGAAGTTAACAGAAGGTTAGCATATCATTTGAAAGCAGACACTGGGGCGTGGGACGCAGCACGTGTGTTGAGGGTTCCTGGTTCTGTAAATTATAAAAGGGGTGGTCAACAAGGAAAGATAGTTAGATATGAACCTGACTTTGTATTTAACTATGATGACTTTGATTCTATTCCTTTAGTTGTATCGAATCACACAACTTATGTTGAAAGTGATATGCCTGCCTTACTGGATTATGTTTCTTGGCAAGGTTTAATATCACAAGAGTGGAACAAGATACCACTCGAAGCTAGGTATTGGTTATCTATATCTGATGAGCAGTACAAAGCACATGGTGTTATAGATAGAAGTAGTTTAATTACTACTGTTATTAGAAAATTAATAAAAGTATACGAACCTGAAATGGTTTTTAGTTTGATATGGCACGCACCTTGGAATAAATTTATTACTCGTCCTAATACTTTATGGACACAAATCGCAAAACACAAAGTCGCAGTTTAGCTGACTCGCATACCAACTTTTACGCCTTGCAATATCCCCCCTGCGGTATTTTTTTGTGTCTGAGACTGAGCGGAACGAAGTGTAGCGAATAAATGAGTGAGTGAACTTGTGAACGAACGTCACGAACGAACTTGTGAGTGAGTTATAAGCGGAAAGTTGTGAGGTACGAACAACTTTACAAGATAAAGAAAAAAAAACAAACTTGCTGTTGCAAGCCGACGAATGTCGGATCTTGCAACAGCTTAGTTTGTTACTAGTTAAGCACTGGAACCGTGCTTAACTAGATAAGAGTTCCACTGCGTAGCAGTGAACTCGCAGACACCGCCGAACTCACTTTCAAATAAGTCTTTGATGTCATGATAGCTGAGACGCTTAAGCTGCTGAATCTCGAAGCCTGAATAGGCTGAGAGTTCATGCAGTCCGATTTCTATACCGTCCTCAACAGTTGAGTAAGTATAGTAATCTTCGTCATCAATTGTGTCATAATTATCATACCAACCATGTCCTGTGAAGTAGGAAGTGTTGGTGTATTTATAACTAATACCACAATGGTTTGTGTTAGAAAACCATGTGCCGTCTAACCACGAACCTTCTTTTTCGTTAACAATGTACCATTGTTTACGAAGGTTCGGATTGGTTGTGAGAAACGCAAGTTTACTCCAACCAATTATGTCACCGACATACTCAAGCATGTACTGGTCATCAAGCCACGTAGGACGCATGTAGCGTAACCATGTGTTGATGAACATACGTGTGTCTGAAATGTCCGACGTGTCGGGCGTTTCGACACAGTCGATTATGCCGTTGTGTGCCATGACTGTATGATTGTCAACGTTGAATGGGTGAGTGTTTGCAAGGCAAACAGAACCATGAGTTGCAATACGACAATGTACAAGTATCGGTGACGATACGCTGTACTTGTCGAATACAGACAAAGCAATCTTGACAAAGTCGTCTTTGTCAAGAGTTTTGTAGGTGCGTATGGTTTTAGTTTCATCTATGAAACTAATACCTGCACCGTCTGAATTGGTATTCCACATATCGGTCAAAGTCGACTTGTCGAGTTTGTTACCGATTGGGGAAAGTGCGATTACACACATGCGATATATCCTTTCTCTACTAAGTAGTCGTATAAGTATTCGTACTCATGTCTCATGAGTGAGACATGTGCTAAATAAGCGTATAGCTTATGTGCACCGTCACGTGCCATATCTTGATATGTCAACGTGTTGAAGTACTTGTGCATAGATTCTAAGAACTCTATGTTCTTAGCTATACGTTCAAATCGAAGATTGCTACGAAAGTAGCGGTGTTCGATTGTATAGCTACTATCTGCTAATGCACCACGATTAGGAAAACCACCTTTACGTTTTGCAATGACTGCAATAGGGTGGTTTGGTTTTTGCAGATAGCACCATTCGGCGTCTTCGCCGATTGATCTTTGTGCTATATCTGCAATTAATCCTGGATTCTGGTAATGAAACTGAATCCATGCGTATGCAGTAGTAAGTGACAAGCCTGATTTATTTATGTGAACATGTGCACCTGCACTGTTTGCATAAAAACCTTTGAATCGCTCTCTTGCGTAAGCAAAGGCGATTTTAAGGTCGATAGTAGCTTTCTTGAAAGCTGCTGCCGTAAATGGTGCAGTTACAAATTCGACGTCAACTGTAGCGTCTTCTTTGGCTATGCAAAATACAGGACTTGTACTGTATTTTGAACCGAATGCAGCGTTGAGTTGTGTTAGAAACTCCATAGTGTTATCAAAGTCACTACCGTTACGATATTCGACTTCTAGTTCTAGTCCCATGACTATGGGGCTAGAAGTAGTGAGAGTTGAAATGGGTAACCATTTGAACTCTCCGTCGATTACGTCTAGGTACATACCACCAAAGGGTTTGTAACCATAGTTCCAAAGTTGTGGATAATCGGTTTCGACATAGCAGTCATAGTTCTCACAATTTTCACACCTGTGAACTAATTCACAGTTGTATTCACATTCGTGAAAGCCTGACAATGATTCTCCACAGTCACAATCACTTGTTCTGACATTTGGATAATCTGCACAGTCTTCGTGGTAATACCATGTTTCACCACATTCGTCATTTCCGTAGGAAATAGCACCATGTGGTAAACCAATGGTTTGGTTAGTAGTTGTCATTAGCATACTCCTCTGAGTTATCTGAATTAGTTCTGCGTAAATCTGCAAAATTAATTTGTATATTGAACGTTACCTCTGCCTTATAATTTGGGGCTGGGGTACGCATTACACAGTCGATAATATTGATAAAGCGTGGAAGTACTTGTACTTCATCACGCAAAGAATTAGCAATCAACGATTGCAATTCTTTATAATCAAACACGACTGATTGTGTTTGAATGTCAACGTGTACTTTTGGCATATTTAACCTCCTAACTTTACAAATGCCAACATTGATTCAACGTCGATTTGGACATTGTCCGAATCGGCGTTGTAGATACGAACTAGGTCACGTATGACTTTTTCGTATGTATCGCAAATACTTGTGTATTTGACGAAGTCATTATCGTCAAGTAATTCCATTTGAATTACATTGACGATTGCGTTACGCTTGTCGGCATATGTGCCGATAAGTGCTAACGTATTTCTGACATTAGACGTGTCACGTTCTGCACTTGCATAGCGTGGATCACAGTCATCAAATGATAATCTACTCATTTCAACCTCCTAACAGTTGTATTATACCATTTATCTAATTTTTCTAGTGTTCGCAGTATCCACGCTTGGATACTGAACACTAGATGTGTCGCCATAAGCGACATGAATAAGCAACCAATTAGTGGTATGTAATTATCCATGATAATTATCCCACTAAGCTAGAGACACACTTGTGTGTTTCTAGCTGATTAGTTGCAACTTTTGCATTGCAAAGGTTGCAAAGTTGACTCACTAAGTCGTCAACTAAGTTACCTGTTACGTATTCGTCGATTTGCCACATTTTTTACCTCCTAACATGTAGACAATTGCGATTACTTGAACCACACTAAAGTAATTAAATAATATTAATGTGGATTCTTTTTGTTCCCATACACCTGTGCAAGCAAACACAGCATAGACCACAAGGAGCTTGCGACTATGTGGATCTCTGGGTTTGTGTAGTCGTCGGCTTGCTGTCAAAGCGATTGTGCCAGTTGATGATAAAAATTGTTATGGGCATAGATACACAAGGAGCCTGCGACTATGTGTATCATGTTAGAAGAATTTTTGTTAGCAACAAACGATTGATTTGACAAGTAAACCTTAATGTACATATTTTATTGGAGCAAAGAGTTTGGAGCGGATAGTTGCTTACAGATATACGACCGCAGGGAGATATAGCTGTTGCACTTAGACGTGAACAAAACTTTGTGGAAATATAAATTGGACGTTAGGTTTACGTGTTTACCGACGATATGGTAGAACAATAGAAACACATTATTATTATTTTTACAAACCTGAATAGATACGAAGTATCTTGCAGCTTGCTGCATATATGGTAGGTTTGTTAGCGGACACAGCAGCTTGCTGCTTGCAACTTGTTGCATTATGTGTTCAAGAGACAGACACAAAAAAATAAAGCAAGGGGGTAGCGTAGGAGCTTGCGACACAGCTACAGAGAAGTGGCAGGCTGAATCGGTGGAGGACACGAAGTGTCTGGAGACGATTATAAGATGCCACGCCTCGATATAGAGAC